CCGGCAGCAAGGAGGGACGGGCGGCGTGAGCGACGATCCCCGGGTCACGATGGCCATCATCATCTCGCAGCACGTCCGCAACGTTCTCGAGCATCTCCATGGCGCCGGCGAGCCCTTCGCGTTTCTCGACAACGACGAGATGAAGCGGATCAACATCGCCGTCCGCTATGCGGTCTATGAGGCTCTGTCGTGGCTCGAGGAGGAGCCCGAGCTCGCCGCGATGACGCTGGCCACGTTCCGGAGAGACTACGCCGAACGCCCAGGAAGCCCGGAGCTCAGGGCGGCCTATGAGCGGTTCGTCGTCGGGCAGCAGGACGCGCGATGACCCGCCTTCCGCGATCGGTCGACGACCTGCGCGGCCTCCGCGTCGCCCGCTGGATCCGCGAGAGCACGACCGGGCAGTTCGACCGATACGGGCCGGGCGCCCAGCGCGAGCTCCAAGCCGGCGCGATCCGCCGCCTCGCCCTCGTCGACACCGGTCTCGAGTGGGCCGCTGCGCAGTCCGGTGCCACCGTCCACGGCTCTCCGGCGATGCGGGCGATGCTGGCCGCGGCCGCCGCTGGCGAGTTCGATCTGCTCCTGGTGGGCTACGTCGCCCGGTGGCAGCGCAACCTGCGCCAGACGCTGAACCTGCTCGAGGAGGACCTCCACCCGGTCGGCGTCGCCGTCTGGTTCTGCGACGAGGAGCTCCTCTCGTCGAACGAGCGACACTGGGACCAGCTGGTCGACGAGGCGAAGGCGGCCGACTCCTGGCTTCGGAAGCACCGCCGGCGTGTCCGCGAGGGCTATGCCGCGAAGCGCGCAGGGAGCCGAGATCCGGGCGGGCGCGCGCCCTTCGGCCTTCGGCGGCATCCCGACACCAAGCTCATGGAGGCCGACCCCGAACGAGTCCCGACCGTCATCCGCGCGTTCGAGCTCGCGGCCTCGAGGATGAACGATCGAGCCGTCGCCGCGGCCACGGGGCTGCCGCTCTACACGGTCCGCGGCATGCTCACGAGCCCGCTCTACGTCGGCCGGCTCCGAACCGGGGAGCGCGCGCACTGGGCGCCCATCGTCGAGCCAGCGCTGTGGGAGACCGTCCAGGCGATCCGCGAGCTCCGGCGGACCCGGGACGGCCGGGCCACGACGCGCCGGCCCTACGCGCTGACCCAGCTCCACTGCGCGGCCTGCGGCAGGCACCTGATCGGCGACACCGGGCGCTACCGCCACCCGGACGCCTGCGCCGCGTTCACCGCGGTCCGCCGTGAGCCGCGCCACCGGACCCGCGGCCAGCGCCGCGGGATGCCAGGGACGAGCTACCGCGCCGCGGAGTACGAGGCGATCGTTCGCGAGGTCCTCGGCCGGATCGCGCTTGGCGCCGACCTGGTCGCCGACGTCGTCGCCGTGACGCGGGATCCGGAGCCCGACCGCCTCGGCCTGGCCCGCATCGAGCGCGAGCGCGAGGCTGCCGTGGCGCGCTACCGCCGAGACCGCGACACCCGGGCCCTCGAGGCGACGATGGCCGTGCTCGACGAGCAGGAGGCCGCCGCTCGCGAGCTCGCGGCTCCGACTGCGATGGACGCGGCCGAGGTCGTTGGCTACCTGCGGGATCTGCCGTTGCTCTGGGACGACGCGCCGGCCTCGCGCCGGGCGCTGACCGAGTCGCTCTTCGAGCGCGTCGACGTCCTCGGGCTTCGCTCGATGCACCTGGAGCCGACTCCCGCGGCGATCGCGCGGGGGCTCGCGGAGGCGTTTTCGAGCGCATCTGCTGGTTATGGTCGGGGCGAGAGGGCTCAAGGCTCCGCCAACCAGCAGATCCGCGGCTGCCGGGTGACGATGCCGCTCCCTGAGCGCCGCATCCGGCTCGTCGGATGACGAAGCGAGCCCGCGACGTCACGCCGCGCCAGCTCGCCTGCTTCCGGGCCATCCTCACCACCGGGACTCCGAAGGGCGCGGCTCACCTGCTCGGCATCTCGCCGTTCACCCTCCGCAACCACCTCGCCACCGCCCGCATCCGGCTCGGCGTTGAGACGAACGAGCAGGCGATCTACCTCTTGACAAATCGGGGGGTTCTTGAGCGTGGCCCACGCTCAGCGATCTAGTGTGGATGTACTGGTTGCTTTGAACCAGTAGACACCAGCGTCAGGCGACGCGCACGCTTACCGCGTGGACATCAGCCCGAGCGTCAGTCTCCTCTTGCGCTCGGGCGTCCTCTTGCCGGCAGCCGCGCCGGTTACCACACACTGGCGAGCGGCACACTGCCCAGCGCCCGCCCGGTCGCCGGGGTCCGTCATCTCCCGGACAACCCTCGGCCCCGGCATTGAGCGTGCGGGGTGACTGACACGGACGTCGACATCCGCGGCTCCGCGCCGATCCTCACGACCAAAGACGTGATCCTCGAGATGCGGGCCGACCTCCGGTCCCTCGCTACCGTCGTGGACGACATCAAGCGCGAGCAGAGCGTCGTCGCGGATCACCTGACGCGGGACAAGGATCTCAACATCGAGCGGCGAAGCCGGATGACGGAGATCCAGACCGGCTTTACGCGGCGCCTCGACGATCATGACGAGTCGCTCGGCGCCCTCCACAAGTGGAAGAACGAGGCCACCGGCGCGCTCGCGTTGGTCCGATGGGCACTCGGCGCGTCGCTCCTAGCAGCGGGCGTCGTGCTCGCGCAGGCGTTCGGGTGGTTGCCGAAATGAGCGCGGCCCTGACGCCCGCACAGGGCCGCGCCCTCGCCGCGTACTTCGATGCCCTTGCCCGGGGCGAGGCAGGGATGGCCGCTGCAGCTTCGCTCGGGATCGCTTGGCCGACGCTCCGAAACAACGTCAACGCGGCATATCGAGGGCTCGGCGTCACGAACGTCGTGCAAGCCGCGATCGCGCTCGGACTCATGCGATGGGACGCCGGAACTTCGGAGGCCGGGATGATCGCGGTCCAGGATGCTCGGCGTCCCATCGTCCCGGTGCCGGCATGACGACCGTGCTTCTCCAGGGTCGCAAGCTGCCCGCCCAGGACTTTGAAGGCGACGACGCCACACCGGGCGCCAACGGCAAGTGGGTGAGCTGCACCGATACGGCGCTCGGCCGGGGCATCGCCTACGCCACGAACGGGCGAATCGATCGCGACGGCAAGGTCTACCGCGCCGCCGTTCCCGGCCACGATCCCGACGGGATCACGCTCCACCAGGCTGCGGTCGCCGCGCGCGCCGTCGCCGACGTGAAGCTCGTCATCCCCGACGACTGGCGCTGGGCGCAGGTGCTCACCCACCTGAAGGCGCGGCGCGGTCTGATCGTGCAGGGCTGGTACGCGCAGATCCCGCGGGCCTTCCGCTTCCAGGCGAGCGCCGAGTTCGGCCATGCCATGTGGATCTCCCACCTCAGCCCGACAAGCGGGATGCGGGTCTGGGATCCGCTGGATGCGAACACCACGCGCCACGGGCAATGGGTGCCCGCCTCCGCGATCCGCGTCTTCATGGAAGAGCTGTCACGCCGCAATGGCACGTCCAGCCTGTATTGCGCCTACGTGCCGTTGCAGATGCCGTGATGCACCGATGGCTGACACGACTCCGAAAGTGGCGAGTTCGCCGGGACCAGCGGCGGCGCCGGCAGGACACATGGAAGAAGGGATCTGACACATGGACTCCTTGACGCTCGCTGCTCTCTTCACCGCCGCTGGCGCGATCGCCGCCGCTGCGGTCGTGCGCCAGCTTGTCGAACTCCTGAAGGCCGTCTTCCCGCTGCTCGACGCAAGGGTGAGCGGCGCGGTCATGGCGTTCATCGGGGCCGGTGCGCTCTACGTTTTCGCCTTCGCCGCAACGGGCCCGTTCACGGCCGAGGGTGGCTTCGCCGCGTTCCTCGCGTGGCTGGGTTGTGCGGTCGGCGCCGTTGGCATCAACGCAACCGTGGATCACGTCACCGAAGTGCGGGAGCCCGCGGCGTTCCCTTCGACGGATGTGCCGCATGTCTGACGGCGATGTGATCCTGACGCGCGACAAGAGCACGGGCAGGGTACACAAGCGCACGGTCGTGGGCCGTGGGCTTCAGACGTTCGAGGGGGACAACCTCGACCAGGCGGGCGCCTACACCATCCTCGGCCCGTTGAGCGAGATGGCGCTCTTCAACCTCGTGCCCGGCGAGTGCTGCGAACGCTGCTTCCCGCTGCCCGCGTTCGAGGCGACCATCGATCAGGATCGGGCGACCTGACCCGATGATCTGCGCGGCCTGCCACCTGACGCGCGACGCCTCGGACCTGATCGCCTTCTGGCCGATCGGGCACCCCGAGGCGCGCCGTTTCGTGTGCAGGCCGACCCGCCCGAGCAATCGCGTCGCCAGCGGGCCGTGCTTCACCGCGGCAGTCCGTCCGGTCAACGTTCACGAGATCGCGCTGGCCGTCCCGGTCGCCCCGCCCTCCGGGGCCGATCGCGATTGGATCCGGCCCGCGACCGAGGCCTGGGTTCGCCTTCTCGCGACGGCTGGCGTCCGCGGAGCGGTCGCATGAGCGCGAGCGCCAGTTGCGGGGCCCGCACGAAGAGCAGGGGCACGCCCTGCACGCTGGTGAGGGGCTGGCGGACCGATCACCCCGGCTCCGGCAACTGTCGTTGGCACGGCGGCAGTTCCCCAAACGGCAAGAAGCACGCCGCCACCGAGCGCGCCGCGAAGGCCGTGGAGCTGCTCGGGATCCCGCTCGGCAACGGCGACCCGTTCGATCTCCTCACGAGCGCCGTCCAGCACGCGCAGAGCCAGTTGCAGGGCAGCGCCGCGCTGGTCCGCGAAGCCATGGATACCGCGGAGGGGGCGAAGGCTCAACTCGACCTGGCTGCCGCGCTCGAGTTCCAGACCGCGACCATCCGATCGGCGTTCCGCGGCGGCAAGGCCGTCGTCGACGCGAAGGTCGCCGAGGCCGGCGCTCTCCTCGAGGAGGCGGCATTCGAGGTCCTGCACGCCTTCCTGCTCGAGTTGCTCGAACGCGTGCCGGCGCCGGAACGCCCAGGGATCCAGGTCTGGGCCGCGCGTCGATTCGCCGAGCTCGGCGGCGGCGTCCCGCTGGTGCACTGATGATGCTTGCGCTGCCCATGCTCGCGCCCCGCACCCGAAACGTATTCGCGCGCCTGGCACGCAGCATGGATCCGGACTCGGAGCAGGCCGCCCTCGATCGCGAGCGCGACGCGGCCTACGCCGACGTCGGGAAGTTCGCCCGGCACGCGAAGATCCAGGACGCCGACGGCGCCGAGATCGCGTTCCGCGATGCCGGCTGGGCCTGGCAGTTCCAACTGCTCGCGATCTGGGTCGCGAACCGGCTCTGCGTGGTCCTCAAGGCCCGCCAGCTTGGCGTCTCCTGGCTCGCAGCGATGTACGCCCTCTGGGTCGCGATGCGGCGCCCGGGCCAGTCGGTCCTGCTCATCAGCCGCCGCCAGGACGACGCCGACAAGCTCCTCGCCAAGGTCGCCTACATCTACGAGCGCCTGCCCGCCTGGCGGCCGCGGGCGATCGTCAACACCCGTTCCATCCGCTTCCCGGCGCTCGGCAGCGAGATCGAGGCGCTGCCGGCAACCGAGAACGTCGGGCGGTCGCGAACGGCCCAGCTCGTGATCCTCGACGAGCACGCGCACCAGCCGTGGGCCCGCAAGATCATGCTGGCGATCAAGGCCGTCGCCGAGAAGGGCCAGGTCCTCTCGATCAGCTCGGCCAACGGCCAGGGTGCGCTCCACTCGCAGATATACCTCGCGGGCAAGGCCGGCACCAACGGCTGGCGGGCCGTGTTCATCCCGTACAACGCGCATCCCGACCGCCAGGCGCCCGGCTGGCTCGAGCGCGAGCGGGCGGAGCTCGAGCAGCTCGACGATGCCAAGTTCGCCCAGGAGTACCCGGCGAATGACGTGGAGGCCATCGTCTCGACCGGGCGGCCGGTCTTCCGCCACCAGGACCTGACGCGCCAGCCGCTCGAGGCAGGCGTCCCCGGCGAGCCCGGCGTCACGTACTACCGCGAGCCCGAGCCGGGACACGTCTACGTCATCGGGGCCGACGTCGGCGAGGGCCTCACGACGTCGGACTGGAGCTCGGCAACGGTGATCGACCGGGACTCGGGTGAGCAGGTCGCGCAGCTCCGCGCGCGCTGGACGCCGGACGTGTTCGCGGGCAAACTCGACGCACTGGCGCGGCGTTTCGCGCGGAACGCGACACCAGCCAGCCCGAGCCCGGTCCTCGTCGGCGTCGAGCGCAACAACCACGGCCACGCCGTCCTGCTCGCGCTCGCGAAGCTCCACGCCGGCACGGCGCCGTATCGGATCTACCGGGCGCCCGACAAGCGCGTCGGCTGGCTCACCACGAACGCCTCGCGCCCGGTCCTCGTCGACCAGCTCGAGGAAGCGCTCCGCACGAAGGCGCTGACAGTCCGGGACGCCGGCACCGTCGACCAGATGAGCACCTTCGCCTACAACGACGACGGCCGTCCCGAGGCCCAGGAGGCCTACCACGACGACGACGTGATGGCCGCGGGGATCGCCGTCCAGCTGCGCCGGCGTGCGTTCGGCCGCGTTCTCGATGTCCGCGGGACGGCGGGCAAGGCCGCATGACGCAGCGGACGCTCTCCACGCTCTGGATCGTCGAAGGGCCCGAGGGCGCCCGGATCCACAAGGCCGCCGACTCGGTCAGCCAGCAGTTGCCCGATGACCCGTTCTCTTATTCCCGGGACGCCGGAGAGGCAGGCCTCGTCCGCCCGCTGTACGACCTCGACCAGCTGGCGGCCATGCTCGAGGGCAACAGCCTGCATGCGCGCTGTGCCAGACAGAAGGCGACGGACGTCGCCGGCCGGGGGTTCGAGTTGCGCGTCAAGGCCGACGTCGCCGACGGTGGCGGCGCCGCGGACGTCGGGAAGTGGGGCGCGTTCGTCGAGGCTGTCGAGCAGGACGAGCGGGGCGACGAGTCGTTCAGCCAGCGGATCACGCAGGCCCACCAGGACTACGAGTCGATCGGTTGGGCGGTCCTCGAGGTAGGCCGCAAGGCGGGCCTGCCCGACGGCCTCTGGCACATCCCCTCGCACACGATCCGAGCCCACGTCGACGGCCGCCGGTTCGCGCAGAAGCGCGGCGGCAAGACGGTCTGGTTCAAGCGCTACGGCGTCGAGGGCACGGTCGCCGCCAGCACGGGAGCCTGGTCCGACCGGACGGTCGCCGGCGACTGGGCTGGCAATGAGCTGATCGTGATCCGGAACTACACGCCCCGCTCGAGCTACTACGGCCTCCCGGACCACATCCCGGCCCTCTCCGCGATCGCCGGCTGGCGGGCCCAGGCCGAGTTCAACATCCGCTTCTTCGACAACAACGCGGTGCCGTCCTACGCGGTGATCGTCGAGGGCTCGGATGTGACGCCCGAGTT